TGTTGAATGTCCACTGTGCTTCCAAGTCATTCTTAGAGAGCAGTGTCTCAATGTCCATATCATCCCATTGTATATTTAAGTCAGGAGTGAAGTCATCACCATACTGCTCAAGTATATTACGTATAGGCTCTAGGTTAGACATAGTACCATTGACCATTTCAAATCCCAGATTAGCTACGTCTTCTCCAACTACTTGTTGGAACAACTTGGACAACACTTCCTGTGCTATATCACTACCCATAGCTGACTCTTTCTTGACCTGATTAAATAGGGAAGAGTATGCTTGTTTCTGTGCTGTAGTTAGCTGTGCATTATTTGACATAAACAATGCCTCAACCTCAGCAGGAGTCACAGTACGGTCATATCGTTGCATCGCTGTGTCTATGGTACACTTAATTTTTCTTACATCTTTGCTGAACAAACGATCAGGGCAACGCGCACCACGATGATCATCATAAAAGCCTTTGTCCATTAGGCTACGTATTAAAGATAATTCCATTTTATACTCCTAGTGTTGTTAGTTTTTCAATGTCGTTAGGGTGTCTATATTTTAAATCATTAGTTAGTTTAAAAGCCATTACATTATCTACATAGCCTCGTAGTTCTTTAGTAAACTCTAGTGTCTTGGGTAGCGCATCAGGATCTAACGCTATAATTGCTGTTGAGAACTGCGATAAGAACCTCTTGTGTCCTTCTGATAGGGATGTACCCAACACAGCGACCCCGACATATACATCACTACCTACAATTGCAGCACTTATACAGTCCTCAACAACTACAGCGACATTACCATTACCATGACTATAAGGCAAGTCGCTTTTACCATATCGTTTCCATTTTGGTATTCTATGTGTGATACTTCTGCCACTAGCATCTACCATCACACCTGATTTAACCACAGGAAATACGACACGACATTCTTTTACATCATACAACAGACCTAATTCATCAGGGTCTATATCCCATTGATTACAGAATATAGCTATTGCTTTATTATCTTTTACTAACCATTCGGGCTTACTAAAATGTACCTCTTTAACTTCTTTAGTAGTACGATTAAAGTATTCTTGTATGTCATCTTTACTTAGTTGTACCTTTACTCTTCCACCTCTGTGCAGGTCACAACTGTTTCTATAACACCTATACAGTATATTTCCCATATCATTTGTAACTGAGAACTCTTTCATATTACATGATGGACAAGAAACTCTTACACTTTCTCCCACTGTAAGTGATAATTCATTTATATAATTATTTACATTCATTATGTATCACTTTTATTGTTACAACATACTGTTGATTTTAAACTATCTGATCTCTGTGTCAATGCATTATTTGCACTAAGGTAAGTATGTTTCATATATGGTTGCACAGAAGACACATGTGTATGTCCAGTCACTGCCATAACTTGTGGCAATGGTACACCTGCATCCACCATTTGTGTTACTCCTGTCCTTCTCAAGTCCATTAATCGTAGTGTCTCAGGTAGTCTAGCCTCACGCATGATGACCCTACCATTCTTAGATAGTCGCTCCAAGGGATAAGGTCTGAAAGACCCCTGTATGGGGCTAGGATGAGGTGCTACGTACCTTTGAAAGCCAAAGTCTACACGTTGTTCTTCTAACATGGTCATTAAGTCATCAGATATAGGTAAAAATACCTCTGCTCTACGCTTACTTTGTTCAAGGTGTAACTGCCTCTCTTCCCAGTGTATATTATCCCATTCTAGTGTCCTCATATCACCTAATCGTTGACACCATTCGTATGCCATTTGGATAATGAGTCCAACATTACGATACTGAAACTTAGAGTATGCAACATCAAGAAAATCACGTACATTATCCTCTGTCCATACAACTTTCCTCTTCTTTACTGTCTTACGTTTTATATTAGAGAAGGGATTTAATATAGCGTGTTCCATCTCAATCGCATAGTTAAATACACGTGAAGCACAGGTAGCTGTATGGTTTGCAAGGCTCACACCACGCAACACCCACTCTTCATAGATACCCTTGGCAACCTTTGTGGTTACATTTTTATATTTAACTGTGCCAATTTTGTCACACACTATACTTAGAAAGTATTTGTAGTCTACTTTAGTTGTATCACGTAACATATTGAAATCATTAGACTTATAGTATAAATCAATCAGATCTTTGACTGTGCTACGATCAGTGATCACAAATACCTGCGACTGTGTGTCACGCCAGTCATCTATTGCTTTGTTGTCATCACGTACAGTTTTACGTACTTGTTGCAGGTCAGTGCCAAAGGTTTTTCTGGTCACCACACCTGCATCAACAAGGTTTTGAGGTGGGTTGTAACGATACTCCCCACTCTCCCTCTTTTGTACATATCTTGGTAGTTTATTCATTACGCATACTCTCTGCTCAGACCAGTAGGTGTGACATTTAAAAACTGTGGTGTACTGATCCATTTAGACACCTCTTGCTCACGTGCAAACATACTCACAGCACGTGTGTCATTGCCTGTATTACGTAGGCTGAACCCATTACGTTCATCAGCATAGGAAGCATAGTTAGTGAAGGCACTATACAATGCAAACTTATTGTGACCACGTACACTTGCCTCTTGCATGTACAACTCATACATCTTCTTAGCTTTACGCTCTGACTTGGTGATGTCCTCAAGCAATTTGTGTACACTTACATAAGTAAAGTCTGTGTCTGCCCATGTCTGTAGTCTCTTACCCTGTAGGTTAAAGTCTGTCTTAGCTTTAGACAACTCATGCTGAAAGCCTGACAGTGTGAAGCCTGATGTATTCTTCTTACGTACCTTGTCGTAATCACCAGTGATCATACCATTAGTACAGAAGAAATCTATAGCACCAAACCATGTAGCAGGTGAGGCAGTACCATCTATACCATGCACAGCTATCAATCTCTGTGCTATTTCAGTGGAATGTTTAGGCGTATTAATGGTTGTCTTAATCTTAGGTAGTGTGATATCAAGCATAGTCCAACCACCGTTACGTGCTGAGTTGAAACTTACGTTAGCACCCTCTAGGTCAGATGCAGGTAGGTCATTGGACATTACATCCCATACACCACGATAGAAATCACCATGACTTCTAGCTGTAGCACTCTCACCTATGATAGCAATAGGCTCACCTGTCTGCATGTTAATGACATACTTCTTATCCTTCACTCTGGTTGGCTCAAAGCCTACCTCAAAGTCTAGGTTATATGGTACGTCTAGTTCATTGTTTAAATCAAATGGCATTATATATTCTCCTTGGTTATGGCAACTGTGCCTTTGTTATATCACTACTTGATGATCCAAGATAGCAATAAATTTCTTTTGTTATGTATGTGTGACTACTATGCAACAGCTGTTATCCTCCTATTGTACTAGGTATTGCACCTGTCTCTTCAGTTAACTCAGTAAAGTGTAGTGTCAGTTCGTGTGAATGATTTGTGTCTTTATTCTCTTGCCAATACACAACACCAGTGCCGTGAGTTATCTGATATATTGCACGTTGTAGCTCTGATCTAGTCATTAGAAACTACTCCATTTTATTTTGATTTTTTCACCTATTTTGTCCAACATTCTAGCGTATATTTCATCACGCTCATAATTAGACAAACATTCTTCGTCAGCTTCGTCATCAGCCCACTGGTATACTGTCTTATGTATTATTTCTATCAGTTGTTCTTCACTCATCTGTTATCTCCTTACATTATTGTTGGTGGTACACTATGCACATAGTCATAGTCTTTATACTCCTCAGACTCCCAGTCCTCACAGAAGAGTAGGTCTATCTTAGCATCTGGTATGTTAAAGTCAACCAGTTTAAAAGCAAAGTCCACTGCACTTCTCCAATCGTGTACGTCAGGATATGTGTCATCACACTCCACTATTTTCTCAGTACCATTTACTGACAGTCCTATTTTATATCTATCAACAGACATTATTATATCTCCTCTATTGTTACACTACTAGGTAGTATACCATACGCTTTGTATTGTAAAGCATAATGATCAGCCCACATAGCCATGTGTCTATATATCTCGTATGGGTCACCGGAATCTATGAGTATATTTGTTTCCTTCATTGTGATGTTGTACTTAGGCATCTAACTCCTCTTCATCGTCTTCTATTACACAAAAGTTTACAGTGCGTAGACCATCAATGGAATTAACTACCAGATAGTCAGTGG